ATTCATTAAACAGCGGACCTAATAAAGGAATCCCTTTAAATACATCTGCCATATCGTTAAAGAATGCTGTTTTTTTGTCGTTATCTTGGAGTTCTTCTTTTACTTTTTTTGCAATATTAGAAAATTCTTCAATTTCAGCGTTAGCATCTCGAAGGTAACCTAGTCTTCTTTGTTCTAATTTAGAAAGTCCTTCTGCTGTAGTTGCTTGTTTAGTTTCTAACTCTAGTATTTCAGCATCTACTCCTCTTTGAATAGACTTAAGATTATCTATTTCTTGATAAATCTTTATTTTTTTCTTTTGTTCACCAATTTCTTTAGTACCTAGGGGCTTTATTTCTTCGGCTAACCTTTTAGCCTTAGCTGTTTCTAAAACAGATTTAGCAATAGTCTCATCAGTTTCAACTTTCTGTTCCTTTGCATTTTCCTTAAGACTATTAGAAATACTAGTAATTACAGTCAAAAATTCTTGAGCTGCTAGATTAAATTCTTTTATTTCTTCTGGTGTTTTTGCCATTTAGGTTCTTTTATATAAATAGGAAAGGCTTCTATTTTGAAGCCTTAGTCTTATATGATGGTTTTATATTAGGTTTTAGAACCTTTGGTTTGGTAGATTTATTTTTATTTTGAATTTTATTTACTTCTTCCTGTTGTTTTTCATAGTATTGTTTAATTTCGGAAAAAGTGTACTCTCTTAACCATACAGGCATATTATATACCGTATGCCAATCGTACCCTCCTTGACCATGAAATACTATTTCGTGTATTTGCTTAAAAAGAGCTTTCTTGTAATCACTGCCCAGGCCAAAAAAAGTTGAGCCCTATAGGTAAAGTGACGTCCTCCTCTACGCCATCAAGTTTAACTGTTAAATCAAGATCTGGTTGAACTCTACTATACTCCTCTCTTAATGCTCTTGCATCTTTTGCAAGTAGGTAATTGTTTACGAAATCAGTAATTTCTGCTTTATCCGTACTACCGTTAATAGAAAGAATCATTGCTCTCATACGTAAAGTAACCTCTCTTACTACGTCTTTATCTATTTTTTTAAGACCTTCTGATTCTCTATCTATTGCATCTTCATCTTTATGTGAAAGTAATTTAAACTCTACTACATTACCTGATGAAGGAAGTGTAAACTTGAATTTATTTGCTCTATTTAGATAATCAGCTTCGTTTATAGGTTTTGGATCAATAGCTGTTAAATCAACTGTGTGTTTTTCACCCTGATAAGTAATCGTATAATCCTTTCCATATGCAAGTATTCTTGCGCCAATCATTATAGCATTTTTATCTCCTATAAGAAGATCATCAAAATTAATGTTTGGTGTGACTACCATTGATTTAAGTAACTTATCTATTACAGTTCCATTTGCAATATAGTTTCTATTGGTAAGAATATCTTCTTCCTTAGCAGTCATGTGTTTTAACTCGATTTCCCCTTTTGACAAAGGAGAATCTTCAGGATATAGTAATCCTTTTGAAGGAAGTTCTAAAGTTTCTGTTGGTAAATTAAATTTTGTACTCATAAATAACTTTTAAGTATAACTTGTCTTTATATAAATATACGAATAAATTTTTTTGTAAACAACAAAAAACCCGACTTTATGCCGGGTTTCTTAAATACTGTGTAGGGTAGCGGTTAGTAATTTAATATACAGTAGTCCATTGAAATACTTAATGTGATATCAACTTGATCACTACTTGACCAATCTAAATCTCCAAAGTTTGCATTATTAATGAAAGCTCCTACGATTACCCATTCTCCTACTATATCTCCTACTGGTCCTAAATGTTGTAGTGTTAACTGTTTTTTATAAAAATCTTGGTAACCAGCTCTACCAGTTACTGATTCATATGACAATCTAGCCCAGTCCATCACTTGCTGTGCTCCTGATGGTGAAATTGGATCGTATAGAGTCATAGTCATATCAGCCCAGTCTCTTTTACCTCTTATTTTCTGATAAGAATTAATGTGATGTAAAGTAATTACCTCATCAGTAAACTCTGGTGTTGATATAGCTCTTACCATAAAAGATTCTATACCTTCCATTAATAGTAAGAACCTATTTTGTACTTTTGGTTCAAATGCTTGGACGTTAATTTCTCCGGGATTTAATATTGCCATTTTATTTCTCTTTTATTATAAATATCTTTAATTTAAATTATTCTCCAAATGATGCTCCTGTTGGTTCAACTACAAAATCTAGAATTATGAATTCTGCTGTCTTAGCTGGTTGTATAAATATCTGACCTACTAGTTGATTTCTGTCCACCACATCTGCTGTGTTGTTACTATCATCCATTACTACTCTATAAGCGTAAAGACCTTGTCTCTGTACTACTGAGTTAAGATATGGGTTAACAGCTGCTAGGAATTTGTTTCTTGTAGCAATTGTATTTTGTTCGAATACTAAATTAGTTGCTTGATCTCCAACAAATTTCTTAAGATCAATTAACAGTCTTCTTACATTTACTCTATCTAAAGCACTTGCTTTAGTCTGTAATGTTTTTTGTCCAAAGATTGCAATACCTGTTCCTGGGAACGTAGCAATTGGGTTAACTTTACTACTATATAAAGTATCTCTATCATTCCTTGATAGTTTTCTTTCTGCTTGAATTATTCCTGGAAGTCCACCTCTAACAAGTCCTGCTGGTGCAAACCATGGTGCTGCTGCTCCATCTGTAAATGCATATACACCTGGAATAAATACTGATGCTGGTGCCCATACATTCTTACCTGTAGCTGACTGTGTTTGTAACCAAGGCCAGTAAGTAGCTCCATAAGAACTATTTAATAAGTCTGCTTGACCAGTTACATTAGCAAGTGTAGCTCCGTATGCATATGTATCTACTACTGCAATACAATCTCCTCTTGTTTCTGCTAATGAAATTACTGTGTCTAATCTTGCACTGTGTAAGTTGTAAGTTAAACCTGGTGTTGAGATTACATTAAACTTATATGCGTCTGTGTTTTCTAATAATGTAATAGCGTCTGAATAATCAGTATTTGCTAATCCTTGAGTTTGTGTGGAAATATTGTTATACATATTAGCTCCTGCTGCTACATTTCCTGTTGCTCCTACAAACGATCCTGATTGTACTGTTGGTAATGAACCAGTTGCAGATGCTTCTCTAATCAGTCCGTTGTTACCAATATAGTTAAGAGTATTTCTAGATACTGAAGCTATTCTAATATAGTTTGAACTGTTTGCATATGATCCTGTAGTGTCAACGTATAATACTCCTGCTCCGTCTGTCTGCTTTGTTAATACTTGGTCACCAATAACTTTAGAAATATAGTTATCAGAGTTTGGATCTAACGTTAGGTTGTTAAATGTTTCAAGGACTACTTTATTTTTTGAGTTATCGTCTCCTCTTCTTACCGAAAGCGTAAATGTTCCTTTTGCATTACTTACGTTTGAAATCTCCCATCTTAGGTTATCTGTTGAACCTGAAATCAATGATCCATCGCTATTTTCGTTAACTGAACCAGTATATGCTCCAGATGCTGATGCGTTGTTCATTAAAACTCCCTGTCCTACTGTTTCAATTGTAAATGGTGCAGCTCCTGAATCGGATGATACTACAGTTGTGTTTGCAGCTCTTGTATAAGTTCCTGATACTACTCTAGTAACAAGACAAGAATCACCTCCTTGTTGGAAGTAAGATTTAACTGCCATTGACGTGAAGAATTCGTGGTTATCTGAACCAGATTCGAATGTGTCTCCAAATCTTCTTACGTAATCGTTATATGAGGTTACAACAGTTGGAATTTCTACTGGTCCTTTTGCAGTAGGTCCTATTATTGCTGCTCCTGCTTCTACTGGTGCTGGTGTGATGAAAGAAATATCGTTTTCTCTTTGAAAAACACCTGGTGAGACTATTGTTTCTGCCATTTTCGGTAAAGTTTATAATATTGTCTTATATAAATATATGTAAATAATCGAAAACCACTTTATGTATTGTGGTGTTCGTCTACATATATAAATAGTATGAGATTAAGTGAAAATTTTACTGTAAAGGTGTAAAGGTACCTGTTTTAACTTTTATAGAGCCTTTACCGTATTTATCTTCTAATCCTTTTGCAATTTGAGTTTCTAACTCTAAAGTTGCACTATAGAAATCATCTAACTTATCTTGTCTAATTTTAAGATTCATTTTATGAATTCCTATATCAGCTATTTCTTTTTTTATAGCTTGTTTACGATCTTTGATAGACTCTATTGCTTTTAATTCTTGTTCTGTGAGTTTAATTGTGTTCATCTTGTATTACCGTAATGAATAACCGTTATGTCTTTATCTGTTACAAAAGATCTCCATGGATCTATTATTACTGAACC